TAGGAGATGATAAATGAGTGAACAAAAGGTTAGGGGTATACCTCACTGGCGTAAGTTTAAGGAAGCAGCAAACGCATTGGAAAAATCCGGTGTAGCGTTCCCACCTTCATTTCCAAATGCTAAAAACGCTTTGAAAATGAATTCTATATTTATAAAAAACTGTCCAAAATTTTATGTGCCTCAAATTAACGAAGTACTTAACGTTGGTAAAAAGAAAAAAGACTATATAGTGTTTGAAGACGAGGAACTTATTAATTTGCCTTACCCCGTAACGATATTGTTAAGTGAGTCATGGGTACGTACTGCACCCAGAGAAGAAGACGCTCTCCATAACAGTTGGAAGATTTCTGTTTTTAGTCAACCCAAACAAAATGGTCATATAGTGTGTACAAGTACAGTGTACGACCCTGATGCTAAAGTATGGGTATGTATGCCTATAGCGATAGAGTTAGCCAAAGCCCCATTGCCAGCCGAAAAAGGGGTTGGTTATGGGTTGGGGTGTAGGTATTACGGCGATCCTGCTACGCAAGAATTGCTAAAGCAAATGAAAGATGCGGGTCTAGCTGAAGAAGAAGGCTTAAAGGATTTTGACGAAGACGTTGCCGCTTTAATGTCTCTGATAAAATTATTATCTGTACAAGGGATGGAAAAAGTTAAAATAGAGTTGCCTGACAAGTTGGCAAAAAAACACGCTAAACACAGTAATGACACTTCTGATTATTCTTACCATGTTCTTAAAATAGGTGGGGACATTTGGGATAGCCCCTATGTAATAGAGTCAACCAGCGGTAGTGGTAAGCGTAGTCATTTACGGCGTGGACACATACGACGGCTTGCACACAAGAATGTATGGGTACGTGCTTCTTTTGTACAAGGTAGCAAAGAAGGTTTTGTAGAGAAAGAATACCATGTAACTTAAGTGTAAAGGAGGTAACATGCCTAAGAAACGAAACTACAAGAAAGAATATGAAAACTACCAAGGCACGGAAGAGCAGAAAAAGAATCGTGCTAAACGTAACGCAGCCAGACGCAAAGCCGTACGAAAAGGAAAAGTAACAAAGGGCGATGGTAAAGATGTAGCGCACAAGAAGGCTATATCAAAAGGCGGTAAGAACTCAGGTAATACTAAAGTAGAGTCAGCCGCAAAAAATCGGTCCTTCAAACGAAACTCTAGCGGTAAATTGGTGTCTGAAAGAAGTACAAGAGAAAGGAAAAGTAATGCACGTAATAAACGATAGGGCGATTGTACTTAAAACAAAGCGTCCACACTTAGTTACTGAACAGATAAAGAATCATAAGATACTGCAAGAAACCGATGGCGTTTATAAATTAGCAATTCGGTGGGACTTACACGAAGCGCAAGTACTGGCATCTTTGAAAGTAAAAGATATTCGTTCTCCCATAGATAGAGACTATGGGTGGACAGGTAAGTACACTCCCTTTGACCACCAAAAAGAAACTTCTAATTTTCTTACGCTACATAAGAAAGCGTTTTGCTTCAACGAACAGGGTACAGGCAAGACTGCTTCTGTTATATGGGCAGCAGATTACTTGATGAACATGGGTCAAGTGAACCGTGTACTGGTTATATGTCCTCTGTCTATTATGAAATCTGCATGGCAACAAGACTTGTTTAAGTTTGCTATGCACCGTAGTTGTTCAGTTGCACACGGTACATCGACGCAACGTAAGAAAATACTAGACGCGGGAGCTGAGTTTGTCATTATAAATTATGACGGTGTGGCTGTAGTCATGGATGAAATAATGAAAGGTGGGTTTGATATGGTAGTCATAGACGAAGCCAACGCCTATAAAAACGCACAGACTAATCGTTGGAAAACACTCAAAGCAATAGTTGAGGATGTCCCGTGGCTTTGGATGCTTACAGGTACTCCAGCAGCTCAATCGCCTGTCGATGCGTTTGGTCTTGCAAAGCTGATTAACCCTGACGGTGTGCCTAAATACTTTGGGCAATTCAGAGACAAGGTGATGTACAAGGTCACTCAGTTTACTTGGCGACCTAAATCAGATTCAGATAAAACAGTACACGAAGCACTGCAACCCGCCATTCGTTTTGAGAAAGATCAATGTCTGGACTTACCTCCTGTTACTTACGTGGAGAGAAATGCTCCGCTAACCAAACAACAAGAGACTTACTACAAACTTCTTAAAGACCAGATGGTAATGGAAGCGGATGGAGAGCAGGTTACCTCTGTCAATGCAGCTACGAACTTAAACAAACTACTCCAAATTTCAGGTGGTGCGGTTTACTCAGACGAAAAAGAAGTCATAGAGTTTGATGTAAAGAACCGTTTGAAAGTAGTTAAAGAGGTAATAGAAGAGTCCTCTCACAAAGTGCTGGTGTTCGTACCTTTTACACATACCATAGAATTACTAAAAGACTTTTTGACCAAGGCTAACATTAGCTGTGACATCATTTCAGGTAAGGTGTCAGTTAATAAACGTACTCAGATAATTAAGGACTTCCAAGAAAAGACTGATCCGCATGTCCTTATAATACAGCCACAAGCAGCTTCTCATGGTTTAACCCTTACTGCTGCTAACACTGTTATTTGGTACGCTCCTGTTACTAGCGTAGAGACATACCTACAAGCTAACGCAAGGATAGACAGGCCGGGCCAACACAACCCGATGACTGTGGTGCATATAGAAGGTAGCCCAGTTGAGAACAGGTTGTACAGGATGCTGCAAAACAACATCACTAATCACAATAAGATTATAGATTTGTACAGACAAGAGTTAGGTGCTTGACAATGTAAAGGAGACTGGTAAACTACTCGTCCCTACTTTTACAGGAGGAGCGATGAAAAAGTTACCAGTAGATCAAATGGTCGGTGCGTTTATGAATTTACGCGAAGCCATTCAGAAAAGGGAAGATGAAATAAAGGAACTCAAAGAGAAGCAAGAGAAGATCAATGAGAAACTTCTTGCTCTTTGTGAGAAGGAGAACGTAGACAGTCTTAAGACACCGATGGGTACAGTCTCACGGCGAGTATCCTCAACGTTTTGGACTAGCGATTGGGAAAAGATGCACAACTTTGTGTTAAAGCATAAAGCACCGCATCTGCTAGAAAGAAGGCTTCACAATAAAAACGTGAAAGAATTTCTTGAAGATAATCCTAAATTATCTCCTCCCGGTTTGCAGACTAATCGTAAGTATGTAGTTTCGATTCGCAAGCCAGCTAAGAAGCCTACGAAGAAATGACTAGGCTTAATGTTCAGGACGGGTATTTTATACATCCGTCCACGTATGAACCTCTTACTAGTATTCAAGCAGTGATTGTAGATAGAGGTACTTTGTCTCGGAATTACTACGAGGATGACAAACTACTATGTTGGTCGTTCGATGCAGATTTTCCTGACGATGAAGTGCCTTCTACTACACAGCAGTCAACACGTTGTATTGATTGCGTTAGGAATATTAAACAAGGGGGGTACAGGCGCGGGACAGCTTGTAAGTTTTTTACAGTTATTAAACTAGTAATACCCTACGAGCCAGAAGTATACGAACTTAGAATAGGTGCGCTCAGTTTGTTTTCAAGAGACACCAACAGGTTCAACTTAAATAAGTACATTGACTACTTACAGAGTAACAACGAAGAAGTAGAAAATGTTTTAACAGAAATATATTTTGGAGAGAAAAGCGGGATTTCTAAAATGTATTTCAAACCATCTCGTCCGTTGGCGGAAGATGAGTTGGTAGAGGTGCAGCAGTTAGTTGAAGATGCTGCTATTCCAAGAAACCCGTTTGAAACCATGAAGGAAAAAAACTTTATGAGCAATGATAAATATATTATTAACAATGTAAAAGCACTATACCCAAGGTTAGATCAACCTTATAGGTTTGATAAGAAGGCGGGACCGAAAGGTAAAAGTGTGCCTTGCGAAGCTACCGATGATGGTGCTTGTTATGAACTTGATTTTGTTATGACCAAGGCACAGGCAAAAGAACTGTATCAGCCAATGGCTGCTGCGTACGAGAAGGCACGTAAGGATTCGTGGCCTGAGAAACTGGAGCTACCGTTTAAGAAGGATGATGATGGGAACTTTGTCGGGTCAGCTAGAATTAAAGCTGCTTACGACAAAAAGCCAATTAA